GTATTTGATAAACATATTGACTGGGTTGCTCTAATACAAAATGATGATAATTATAAAAATATTTTACAAGTGAAAATTCAGAAAGCATTTAAAGTAACACCTCATTATTTAGAAATTGAACATGATCCAGACACGGGATATAAAATGGGAGTATACTTGTGTCTAGGTCAACCAATTCATCAAGTTGTACCAACAGATGCCGTTAAAATGAATTTCAAAAGTATTCATGATTTTGTTTCTGAAAATGGCAAAGCATTTATATTTTTAGGAGAAGGACAACATAAAATTAAACGTAAGGCTGAACAAATTGCATGTAATGAGGCTTTACAAGTCATTGAAACAGAAGAAACTTAAATCTTCAAAGGTGTAAATGATATAATGTCTGGCTTCTCTAATAAAGGTTGTCTATGTTTTATTGAAAAAGACAATCTAAACAACTTTCTATACATGTTTGTAAATTTATAAATTTAGTTAATAAATAAAAACATAAAAATTTATATATTTAAATTATATAAGCAATGAATTCTTTAGCAATTAAAGAAAAAATGATGTTAAAACCTGTTATTGAAGAAAGGGAACGTGTAGCAGTTCTTATAAAAGGAGTCAAAAAACCAAGAAAAATAAGAACAAAGACTGAAAAAAAAAGAGAAGCAAAAGAAGAAGAATTGGAAGAAGAAGAATTGGAAGATGAAGAATCTATTGTAGGTCCTATTATTGAAATGCAAACAGATAGAGGATTTGATCGCAAAGCTCTTACTGAAAAATTAGCAAAAAATAAAAAAATTAAAGTTACTATAAAACCTATTTTGGAAGTTACTGAAGAAAAAAGATTTTCTGAACCTATACCTTTACCTGAAGTAGAAATAAAAGCCAAAAAATTGACTGCTAAGAAACGTCTAATTATTGAAGATGAAGAAATTGGAGAAATTGGAGAAATTGGAGAAATGGAAGAAATTGGAGAAACAAAAGTTGACAAAGAAGGAGAAGAAAGCGATGAAGAATTTGTTTTAAAACCAAAAAAGAAGGTTGACTTTATAGAAGATGTAATACCCATTAAACTTCCTAAAAAGAAGACTAGAATTACAACAAAAATAGAAAAAGGTATTGCAGTTTTAGGACCAGAAACAATTGTTAGAATAGGTGATACTGATTTAAGACGACGTCTTCCTAAAAAGACACCACCAGTCATCATCAAAGTTTCTAGTTATTATATGAACAATAGAGAGAAATTTATTAATTTTATTAATTCTCTCTTTGAACCTTATAGACAAGAATTAATGAGTGATGAAGAAAGTATATCTTGTGATGTAATTGGTAAAACTGGCACAAATTTTTCTTTATTGACACACCAAAAAATTGTTCGTGACTATATGAATTTATATACGCCTTATCGCGGCTTACTTTTATACCACGGATTAGGCAGTGGAAAAACTGCCACTTCTATTGCAATTGCAGAAGGTATGAAAGATTCTAAAAAAGTAATTATTATGACACCAGCTTCTTTGCGTGCAAATTATATAGAAGAACTAAAAAAAGCAGGAGATATGCTTTACAAGAGAAATCAATTTTGGGAATGGGTTTCTACTGATCAATATCCAGAAGCATTACAAACAATGTCAGCAATTCTAAATCTTCCACAAGAATATATTCGCAGACACAAAGGAGCTTTTTTTATAAATGTATCAAAACCTACAAATTATGATGAATTAAATGATACAGATAGAAAAGTTTTAGAAGAACAATTAAATGAAATGATTCGTGCAAAATATCAGTTTATAAATTATAATGGTTTGCGCGCAACAAAATTGGCTGAAATGACAAATAATTTTACTCGTAATATTTTTGATAATTCGGTTGTCGTTATTGACGAAGCTCACAATTTAATTAGTAGAATTGTCAATAAAATTAAAAAAGAATCACCTATTCCTGATGAAGAAGAAAAAGAAAGAAAAGGGAAAAATAATGAACGTGAAATAGAAGTTGAAAATGAAAATCTTTTTGGGAAAAATACACCTATCAATTTAGCAACTAAATTATATTATATGTTGCTAAGAGCAAAAAATGTACGTATAGTATTATTGTCTGGTACTCCAGTTATCAATTATCCTAATGAATTTGGTATTCTTTTTAATATCTTGAGAGGATATATCAAAACATGGAAAATACCTTTAAATATAAAAACAACAGAGAAAGTAGATAAAGAATCACTTCTATCTATGTTATTTGGAGAGAAAACACTTGACTATTTAGATTATTCCGCTTCTAGTAAAGTATTAACAATTACTAGAAATCCTTTTGGTTTTAAAAATAAAATCAAAAAAGATTCAGGGTATCAAGGTGTTACAAATACAACAAAAGATGGAATTGAATTAGACGATGATTTCATTTCTGATGAAGATTTCGAAAGAAAAATAATTTTTATTTTAAAAAGAAATAATATTGAAGTACTTACTCAGGGTATTAAAATTATTAATAAAAAGGCTTTACCAGATGATTTAAATACTTTTACTACACGTTATATTAATGACATTGATAAAAAACTTAAAAATACAGATGCATTAAAACGTCGTATTGTTGGTTTATCGTCTTATTTTAAAAGTGCTCAAGAAAGCTTATTACCTAGATATAATAAAATGATAGGTGTAGACTATCATATAGTACGCATACCAATGAGTGATTCTCAATTTAAAATATACGAATCAGCTCGTAAAGAAGAGAGAAAAACAGAGAAAAAAAAACCTAAAGCTACTTCTAGTAGTGAATTATTCGAAGAAACAGCATCTACTTATCGCATTTTTAGTCGTTTGTTTTGTAATTTTGCTATTCCTGAAAGACCTATACCAGAAAAAAAGAAAAAAACAGATAATAAAAAAGATGAAGTTGAAGAAGAATCTGATATGGCGCAAATTATTAAACAAGGAATACGTGAAGCGACTAAACAAGATGTAGAAGATGAACGTGAAGGAGAAATAGAAGGTGATGAAATTTTAAATATATTAGGAGGAAATACGTATAAAGAAAAAATAGACATTCTTCTTAGAAATGTAAAAGAACATGCAGCTGATTTTTTAACTCCTGAAGCTTTGCAATTGTATAGTCCAAAATTTCTTCATATTCTTGAAAATATTCAAGATCCTGATTATGAAGGGTTACATTTAGTATATAGTCAATTTAGAACATTAGAGGGTATTGGATTATTCAGTTTAACTTTGGAAAAAAATGGATTTGCACGTTTTAATATTAAAAAAAATTCTATGGGATTATGGCAAATTAATATTCCTGAAATAGATGAAGGTAAACCAACATATGCATTATACACAGGTACCGAGACTTCTGAAGAAAAAGAAATAATTAGACATATTTATAATGGTGAATGGGACGATATCCCAGAAAGTCTTGGATCAGTATTGAAAGCCAAATATATTAATAACAATATGGGGGAAGTTATCAAGGTTTTTATGATTACGTCTTCTGGATCAGAAGGTATTAATTTAAGAAATACACGTTATGTTCATATTATGGAACCATATTGGCATCCTGTGCGTACAGAGCAAGTAATTGGCCGTGCTCGCCGTATTTGTAGTCATAAAGAATTACCACTTGCCTTACAAACTGTTGAAGTATTTGTTTATTTAATGATATTTACTGAATCACAATTAAAATCTGATGAGGCTGTAGAGTTAAAAAGTAAAGATTTAAGTAAGGCGCAACCTTATACTCCTCAAACAAGTGATCAATACCTTTATGAGATTTCCGAAATTAAAGCTGGACTTACTTCTCAACTGACTGATGCTATTAAAGAATCGTCATTTGATTGTTATATATACTCAAATGGTAAATGTGTCAATTTTGGCGATCCTACAAATGAAAAATTTACATATGTACCTGATTATGCTGATCAACAAAATGATACTACATTACAAGCAAATAAAGAAACTATTGAATGGGTTGGAAAATCTATTACAATTAATGATGTTGAATATGTTTATAGAAGAATGAGTAAATCATTAGCATATATTTATGATAAAGCTAGTTTTGAGGCAGCATTAAAAGATCCTTCTATTACACCATTACAAATAGGCACATACAGTAAAAATGAAAAAGGAGAAAATGTTTTTAAACAATTAGTTGTATAATATTTATTAACACATAGAAATGATAAATTCTAATATTGTTTTATCTTCATCCGATATATTTTCATAATCAACAATTAAATTATTTATAATACCAATTGATTTTATATAATATACTTTAGACGTTGTTTTAACATAGTCCAATAATTTAGGATAATTTTTTTTCTTAAACATTGACACTTTTAATGCTGTGGCTTTTTGGTTATATATGTGAAATTTATTATACGATTTTGCTAATGCAAAAGTAAATAAATTAAATAGTAAAATTAAGTTGATAATATTCATTATGTAAATCTAAATGTATATTATCTTATATTAATATATTTTCATTTCATTTTTTTTATTAAGTTATTTTTGTAATAAACCTAATACCTTGTCTATTTTCTCATTATACATTTCTATTTTTTCTTCTATATTTGTTAGACGTTCTTCAAATGTTTTTTCATTTATAGAAAAATTTATGTTTTCAAAAGACTTTACTTTTTTAAGCTTTTTGAAAATATCTTCTTCTTCATCTTTCAAAAATACAATTTCATTTTCACCCCAGCTTACAGTTTTATCTTCATTTCTACCTTGTTGTTCGACAATTTTATTTTGTTCTAGTTTTTGTGATGAAAACATAAATTTTTCACTTTTAATAGATGTTTCTTGTGGTTTTAGCCACTGATCATTTCCTTGTTGATAAGAATGATTAATTTGTTCTATATCATAATTTCTTTTTGCAGTCATTTCTTTAATCATTTTATCCATTTCACTTATTGGTTCATCCGTAAATTTATCCATAAATTCTGGAACTTCTGGAACTTCTAAAGACATTGCATTTGTAAATTCTTGTTGGCGTTTCATAAAATCCATTTCAAATTGTGTTTTTTTTTCATTTTGTATTTCTTCATAAGTAATCGGCTGTTTTGTTTCAGGTTCATCGTATATTTTAATTTTACTTGGAATATTATTCGGATAATTTTTTTTAATATAGGTTAAAATTAATATTATATATTTTTTATTCATATCTATTAAATTTTTTGCTTTTTTTCTCTCTACTTCAAAAAAACCTTTTATGTTTTCAGTAAATAATTTAAATACATTACTTTGAATATCTCTTGTTAAAAATTTAAAAATATCTTCATCTATAATAACATCCCAAATAGTATCAATATTTTCTTTTGTACTAAACTCTTGAATACTCATAAATATATAAATATATATTTTTCTTTTTATATATTTTATTTTAGTTTATATATTATAAAGAATCATTAAAATAAACATGTCTGAAATTTTCTATGTATTTATCCTTTAATATGTGTGTTTTTACATAATTTGAAGTAAATTTATCTTCTAACATATGAACAATAAAATATAGAGAATATATACCACACTCTGTATTACCATATTGATGTTCTATTCCTTCATTGCTATCAAATTCAAAATTTATTTTTGGTGTAAGATTTCTACCTTCATCAATTATCCGATCAACTAAAACCATAATTTGTTTGGGTAGTTTTTCTCCTGTGCTATCAAAAAAGAATATTTTTTTCTTTTTGATATTAATAAACATTGAAATCCAATGTTCGCCTGGTTTATTATGAGGATCTGTATTAAATATAATACCTATTTTTGTTTTTCCACTTTTTAGTTGTTCTTTTATACTTAATTTACATAATTCATCCCAAACACATTCACCATATAATTTTTTTGTATCAAAATCAATAGGCGAAGGACCTATAAAATCAAAACATTTATAAGCTTTTTCATATTGTTTCATAACATTTATAATATCTAAACTTGATAACCATTCATTTGGATTTTTTTTCCAGTCAGCGGGCGACTCTGGAGCAAAAGAATCCGCTACATCACTATCTACCTTACCAAATTGTGATTTTTGTTTTAACCAACAAGATTCTTTATTACAAATACCACCAAGATATTTGCTAATTTGTCCATGTATTTCTTTTGATGAATTACTTATAATTTTTGCATCTGGATGCCGAGCATTCCATAAATCTCTTAATTTATAAAGTGACTTATTTGTATAACACGAAAATTCGTTTATTTCGTCTTTTGATTTTGGACTGCAGTTTACTTTGGACAATTGTGTATTATTTTTTTTCCCCTTTTTACCGCCAGAATATTTTTTGTTTTTTGTTTTATTGTGTTTCATTTTAGATTTTATTCTTTGCGTCTTCATATATATTATCTACTTTTTAAAAATCAACTTTTTAAAAATCAACTTTTTAAAAATCAAAATTTTTCTAAACTTTGACTTATTTATCCTTTGTTTCAATTTTTGGAAACATAAAATTAGCAGCTTCATTCTTAGATTTTCCTGTTAGCTTCGCAGAACCTTTTTCAAAGGTGGAAAATAATAAAACTTTATCTGCTGCTAAATTATTTTCTGTTTGATTTACTTGGTTTAATGATATATCTTGAATTACTTTATTTTCTTCAGTAAAAATGAAATCTTTGAATTCTGATTGTATAACATCATTGCTATCTTTCGTCTTAAAATGTTGAATAGATGATGTAATAAAATTATTATATGAATACTTTATATCCATTGGTAAATCTTCAGGTTCTAAACCTGTTATAATATCCTTAAATAATTGAAAAATTCTTTTTTTATAAAGTTTACATTCTTCTTTTTTAATTTGTTCTTTTTTTTTATTTTGAACATGGTCATTGTACATTTCTTTGTTTATAAGATAATCTAAAGTTACTTGATCAACGAAATTCATTTTAGAAAAAGTGGAGTCAAAAATATATATAATTATCCGCATTTCCACCTTTAGAAAAGGTGGAGCCAAACTAATTGGTAACATTTTTCACCTTTTCCACCTTTAGAAAAGGTGGAGCCAAATCAACTTTTTCTACCTTTTCCACAGGTGGTTTAACATTTGGCTCCACCTTTTTCAAAAGGTGGATTTTGTTAAATCGCGAACTTGAACTCTAGTACTATTATTGAAAATATTAGTACCTACCATATTATCATCTGGATTTGGATTAAAACTAGAAAAACTATCATTATGAAATAATAGTTCATGTGGATTTGTCTTTGTAACAGTCTTAAATTTATAGTCATATAAATCACTTTTACTAGATGGAACATATACTGCCTGACTACATTTTTGTAAAGCATAAATTTGATTTCTTAATTCAGATTCTCTGTTTATATTAGATGCAAAACCAGACCAAGGAGATGTTGTGTTTCCAGGATTAAATACTTGATGTATGTTGTACGTAGGTACTTGTAACGGCTTTACATGTAGTTCTTTTCTTGGATCAACAATAGGAAAATATGAATATTTTGTTAATACTGGTCTTACATCTATATATGGTTGTAAAACCTGTGAAGGAATATTTCTATCGTAAATTCTTGAATTTGTCTCTTGATGCATTTGTGCAACACTTTCAAAAGGCTGAGTCATTGGTATATATATATATTATTTTTTCAATTTGTAAAAAACGGATAATATGCTTGTAAAAATATATAAAGAATTAATTACATATTATTATAATATGTGCGGTATTTTTGCTCTTCTAAATTATAATATAGATACTAAAACAATAAATAATGAGTTTATGAAAGGTCAAGGACGAGGACCTGAATTTTCTAAATTAGATACCTCTTATATTAAAATGACGCTAGGATTTCATAGACTTGCTATCAATGGATTAAATGAAGAATCTAATCAACCTCTTGTCATCAATGATATTGTTCTTATTTGTAATGGAGAAATATATAATTATAAACAATTATATAAATATATGAATATTGAACCACAAACTGGTTCTGATTGTGAAGTAATTATTCACCTTTTTATTAAATATGGTATTGAACAAACGTTAACAATGTTGGATGGCGAATTTGCATTTGTGTTATTTGATAATCGTATGAGCGAAGATTTAAATAATAAAATTTATATAGCTAGAGATCCATTTGGGGTTAGACCTTTATATTATTTAAAAAATTTAAATTTAAATTTAATTACAAGTAACAATATTGATTATGATTTTGTCTATGGATTTGCATCTGAACTAAAATGTTTAGAATATTTTTATAATAAAAATATTAATAAATATTCTATTGAACAATTTCAACCAGGCACTTATAGTGTATATAATTTATCTAATAAGGTATTTTCTACTTGGACACCCATACAAGAAAATATTGTATATTTTATTCCCACATTTCCTTATATTTATAATATTGAAGAAGAAAATATAGATAAAATATATGGTAATATTAGATATTATAAAATATATGGTAATATTAGATATTATTTATCTAATGCAGTTGAAAAAAGATGTTTAACTACAGAACGACCAATTGCGTGTCTTTTATCTGGGGGACTAGACAGTAGTTTAATTGCTGCACTTGTTTCAAAATACTATAAAAATAATAATTATGAAAAGTTGTTAGAAACATATAGTATTGGGTTAAGTGGATCAGAAGATTTAAAATATGCAAGAATTGTTGCAGATTATATTGGAAGTAAGCATACTGAAATTATTGTTACTGAACAAGAAATGTTTGAAGTTATTCCAGAAGTAATTCAAAAAATTGAAAGCTATGATACTACTTCAGTGAGAGCTAGTATTGGTAACTATTTATTAGGTAAATATATTGCTGCAAATTCCGATGCAAAAGTTATTTTTAATGGAGATGGAGCGGATGAATTATTTGGAGGATATTTATATATGAATAAATGTCCTGATGATATAGAGTTTGACAAAGAAACTAGAAGAATATTAAAAGATATTCATTTATTTGATGTATTACGTTCAGATAAATCTATATCATCTAATGGTCTAGAACCTCGTACACCTTTTTTAGATAAGAGTTTTGTAAATTATGTTTTATCTATTCCTGTATTTTTTAGAAATCACAAAAATATTGGTCATATAGAAAAATATTTGTTGCGACATGCATTTTCTGAAGAACGTATTTTACCTGATGAAATTATATGGCGTAAAAAAGAAGCATTTAGTGATGGTGTAAGTAGTCAAGGGCGCTCTTTATATACAATTCTTCAAGAGAAGATTGCTCTAAAACTAGAAAATGTAATTACACCTTTCACAGAAGGTATTGAACTTGAAAAATATTATTATAAACAAATTTTTGATAAATTCTTTCCAAATTGTGAATCTATTGTGCCTTATTTTTGGATGCCAAAATATACTGATGCTACAGATCCAAGTGCTAGGACATTAGATTTTTATGAAAAAAATAATATATAAAGAAATATTATAATGGGTGAAAAAATATTAAGACAAAACATTTTATGTAAAAATTTAAGTTATACTCAATACGGAAATTCTATTTATAGTAATTTATTTTATATTGATAATAAAAATAAGGTATGTATTACATTTACACCTAGAGGAGGTTGTAGTGTATCATTTAACCAATATTTAGACTTAGTTGGTTTACTTGAGGATGGTACAAATTATAATTCTTTTATACATAATTATAGATGTTTGGTCTTTCATAAATATATTACTTATAAAGAAGTTGGAAAATTGATTGAAGAAAAATATACTTTTATAAAATTTATAATGAATCCATACATCAGAGCAGTTTCTATTTATAGAGCACAAACACATAATTTAACATTTAGAGAATATTTAAAAAAAACTTATAAGTAATGATATAGATGATATTTTAGATTCAAATGATAAATATCATTATCATCCACAATACATAGAAGATGAAGAAAAAATTATAACAAAATATATAAAAATAAATGAAAATGAAAAATACAATATAAAATTACATGATGACACAATATACACACTAAATGCAAATAATTACACTTCTAATCATCATGGAAAAAGAACAGAAAATACTGAATTTTGTGGAGATATTCCAAAAAATAAAGTTAATGAAAAACTTCCTAAAAGTTATAAATATTTTTACGATGATGAAATTAAAAGTTTAGTTGATATATTTTATAAAAATGATATAGAAAAATATAATTTTTCATTTGATAATTTTTAAGGGATTTTTGTCTCATTTATAAAGATTTATTATATATTTTATAACTAAATATAAGTATATAATATAAATGTTTAATAGTAAAAGTTTATATAAAATTCAAGATAAGTTATTTAATGTGTTTATATTTGTATCTTGGTCTTTAATCATTATTTCAATTTTGGGATTTTCTCAAGATACTCCAACATTTCTTTTAGATCTAAACTATTATGTAAGTATTTATATTTGTCTTTTTTTGATGTGGCGATTTCATCCATTTAAAAGTCATTATGAATTTACTAATTTAGACAGAAAAATAGCATTTAGTGCTGGTTTATTTATTTTTACAACTACTGCATTACATAAATATTTATTTATTACTCAAGAAGAAATCAAAAAATATTTGTAAATTTATAAATTTATAAATCATATTTTTTATTTTTATATGTTTTATTTTTTGTTTTTTGTTTTTTGTTTTTTTTTATAGTATTATTTCTTTTAGGTTTCTCATTAAAAAATGTCTGTAAATGAGTTATAATATGTTTCCCTACAATTTTGTCTATTTCATATTCTTTTTTATCTTTCTCTATATAATTGTATTTATAAAGTTTCCAATGATCTAACATTATTTTTTCAAAGTCTTTTGTATTTTCATATTTTTTCCATAATTCTGAATTTATAAATCTTTTCAACATTTCTTCAAATGATAAATCATAGTAATATGGTTTTATATTTATATAATATATATTTTCATTAGACATTCCAGGATGAAATGTGTCATCTAAAAAACAAATTTCTGCGTTTAATGGTAATTTAGTACAACGAATAAAATCATCGTGCGTTTTATTGTGCGTTGTTCTATATATTTCTACTTGCTGTCCATTTACTTTAAATGCTGCAATTATTTGATCAATTAATTTAATATTTAGTTTACTTTCAAAATATGCTATAATATTCTGAGCCCATTCACGAGGTCCATTATTATTTGTATATATCATCATTTTATGGCAACATTTAGAATTTTTTTTTGTTTTTAAGTACTTTAAAATATTTATTATATTAGGTCGTATGAACTCAGGAAACAAATCTAATACACTATTAAAGTCTTCATTTGATAAATTTTTATTTCCAGATATCTTTGAATAATGAGATAGACAATCCCAAAACATACCAAATTCGCTAAAATAACCTAGCGTTTCGTCTAAATCAAATACTACAATTTTCATACTGTTATATATTCACTTTTAGAAAAAGTGAAGCAAAATAATTTATTGTCCACCTTTACCTTTGGTAAAGGTGGAATTTAAAATATGTATAAGTAGTATAGATAATCTATGACAGAGTTAAATAATAAAGATTATATAAATATTCTACAATATTATAAAAAACATATACCTAAATCAAAACGTTTATTGAAAATAGAAGCAGAAAAAATGTTAGCTTCAAAGTTATGCAAATGTATAAAAAAAGTAGATCCAATAAATGAAGCTAAATCAATTGGTATTTGCACTAAATCTGTTATAAATCGCAAAGGGTATACTCGTGGTAAATTCACATGTAGAACTAAACCTAGTATTCAAGTTAAGAAAATAAAAAATAATTCTACCAAAAGAAAATAAACCGAATAATTATATTTCTATATAATAATATGACAAAAAATGTTCCATATTATGATATTATTATTATTGGCTCCGGAATGTCTGGTTTGTATAGCGCTTTTAATATACAGAAAAAATCACAAAAAACATCTTTTTTAGTACTAGAAAAATTTCATAAAAAATGGATTGGTGGTAGGACCAGCAATGAAATGTTTTATGGAGCTCGTGTAGTCACAGGTGCTGGAATTGGTAGAAAAGATACAAATCCATTATTGATTCACTTGATGAAAGAGTTACATATTAAATGTAAAGAATTTCATTCTATTATGGATTATTCTTTGTTAATTGAACCAGTTGATGTTGAAAAAATAATAAATAATTTAAAAACTTTTTATAAAAAATATCCACAATATCAAGATTTAACATTCAAACAATTCTTTATTAAAATGCTTGGACAAAAAATATATAAACAATTTAAAATCTCTGCTGGATATACCGATTACGAAAATGCGGACTTGTATGAAACATTATATAATTATGGGATGGATGATAATAAGGGTGGGTGGACTGGACTTTTTGTGCCTTGGAAACAAATTGTTGAAACATTATACGATAAAATTGGATCAAAACATTTTAAATTTCAACAAAATGTAGTTCAAATTGAACCAACTAGAGAGAATCAGAATCATTGTCTGTTCAAAATTAAAACTGAAACTGGTGACACTTATTGGTGTAATAAAGTTATTGTTGCTACTACTATTGATGGGATTAAAAAATTAGTTCCAGATAAGCATAAAGTATACCAACAAATACATGGACAACCTTTTTTGCGATTATATGGAAAATTTAGTAAAAAAAGTGAATTAATCATGCAGAAATATGTTCCAAATTATACAATTGTACCTGGACCTCTACAAAAAATTATTCCTATGGATTCAGAAAAAGGGGTATATATGATTGCATATAGCGATAATAATAATGCAATTGCTTTAAAAGAACATCTTAAAAATACACCAGATAATCGTGATTTATTTTGTAAACTCATTGAGCAGTCACTTGGTATTCCTAATAATTCTCTCCATTTGATTGCTATTAAAGATTTTTATTGGCCTATTGGAACACATTATTACGAACCATTGAACAAATCACAATATAAAACTAGAGATCAATTTTTGAAAGAAGCTCAACATCCTGAAAAGGGAATGCTAGTTGTTGGAGAGGCAGTCAGTAGATATCAGGGTTGGGTAGAAGGTGCTTTGGAGTCGGTTGAATCCGTTTTAACAAAAAAATGGATAGAACAAGAGTGTTAGATTAGTAAATAATAACCATGATATCCTATTGCTGCAAATCCTAACATTAAGAGGAGCTCAAAGTATTTTCTTTTCGTATTCTCTCTATTGTAACCAATATAGACTAGTAATGGACCAACTAAAAGAATATGAATCAAATTTACCCAATATGGGTTCCCTGCTTTTATATAATTGTAAGTCTTATAAATATGGTAAAATATAATGACTATTCCTAGTCCTAGTAATATCGGATACATGTATGGAGAGATTTTATCTCTTTTTATTCCTACATAAAGAAATAGTCCACCTACAATAAGTATATGAAATAAATGTACAGGTATCTCAGGGTTCATATAATATTTATAATATTATATATTATTAATTTATTTTCTTTGAATAGTATAAATGAGTTATAATAATAAAGAAGTTATGTGCTCACAAAATGGAGGAAAAATAGTGCGTAAAGTTTCTATTAAGAATGGAAAGGGATATAAAAGTGTGACAAAATACCATAAAGGTAAAAAAGTTGGTACTTCTAAAAAACCTCTTCATAAAAATCATATGGATCTTATTCAAATGGGAAAATTTATCCCGGGATTATTTTCAGATTGTAGTTGCAATAAGAAAAAATCAAATAAAACTAAGAAATTTCGTAGATAAATATTATTTAGATAAATATTATTTAGATAAATGATTAAGTGCTGATAAAAGTACTAATTCTTGTTCAGTTAATTTTTGAAATATTAAATGTTTATCAAAAGGTATTTGAAAATAACGTTGTTTGTAACCATAATTTTTACATATACAATATACGCCATCTTCTTTAATTTTCATTTCACAGAAAAGCGCACCTTGTTTTAAATGAATGTTTTCAGGATTTTCCAAAGGAATCCACCTAATAAAAGCACCATATTTTAGTTCATTCATTTCATCTACATATTTATAATCTTTTAATTTTTTTAGCAGTTCAAGAGTTTCTATTTTTGAAAGATGAAGTTCCTTTAAAATATTTAAATTCATCTCTATAATTTTATATGTTGTAAAATTCATCAAGGATTCATTTGTTTCATCATCTAATGCTTTTAATAATTTTTTAGCGTCCATATAAATATAATTATAAAGTAAATTGTATTTATATCCTTTTCCACCTTTTGGAAAGGTGGAGCCAAATCTATTCACTTTGTTTCTATTTTTGCTCCACTTTTTTGCAACGCCAGTACCTTTGGTAAAAGTGGTTCCAAATCTATCCACCTTTTGGAAAGGTGGAGCCAAATCTATTCACTTTTTTGCAACGCCAGTACCTTTGGTAAAAGTGGATTCCAAATCTATTCACTTTGTTTCTATTTTTGCTCCACTTTTTTGCAACGCCAGTACCTTTGGTAAAAGTGGATGGATTACCACGCACTACCAAAACCTCCTCCTAATACCGCATTAGCCGGCATAATATCATTACCTAAACCTTCTGCACCACCTGGACTAGCTGCTCCAACTAGCGGTGTTGTATCTTGTCTATACATGTTGTTATAGTTTGGTAACTGTTGTGTTGAAGATGATGACTGTTCTTCATAATTTGGTAATGCACTAATTGCAGTTCCTTCGGTGTAACTAGATTGTCCAGTAATAGGTCCCATTTGTTGTTGTTGTTGACCTGAAATAGGTTGAGAAACTTTAACATTTCCTTGGTTTTTGCTATTCTTTTTCCCCTTTTTATCTTCACTTTTACCGTTCCATAATTCAGAAATACGTTCTACTATAATACTTACTTTCTCTCCTAATCTTGTTTGTAAACTCATTGTAATCATTAATATTGCTAAAACAACAAAAATAATATGGAAATCAGGATATTTTGTATTGCTATAAGTAGGAACATATGTAACTATTCGGTGAACTAATAATAGTCCTAAAAAGGTAACAATCACTTGAATTAATATTTCGGCAACAACCTCTACAGAACCTTTAATATCATCCGCTTCAGGAACATATTTACCAATTGTTTTTGTTAAAATAACCACTGGAATAATTGCTAATAAAATATATTGAAGTGTATTTAATATTTCTGATTTTGAATCATCGTCAAAATTAAATACATGTTTAAAAAATCCTTTTTTTGATTCATCTGAACTCTCCATATTCCTATAGGGTATAATTAGAAATTAAAATATAGAATTTGAGTATAAATAAAAGTATTTACAGTTATTCTAAATAATTACTTTAGATGGAACATATTGATGAAGAATATGAACAAAATATTCTCAAAAAAGAATAACAAGTTGATAAGAATAACTCATCAGTATATAATAATAATAATATTGTAAATCATAGTTTATTCATGAACAAATGAAAGATTCATCTTTAGAAATATATAAATCAAAAATTACTTTTAAATGTATAAGAATATTTAGAAAAGTGGTCGCGTAAGTAACTTAAAAACAAATTGTACATTATTATTATTATGAGTTCAAGATCACTCGCTGCTGCTAGATCGAAGAGAGCTGGAGAAAGTTCGCCTCCAGTTTCAGGAAATCGTCCAGTTACTTCTATTGGTTCATATGCTGCATTTGGACAACAACCTCCTAATCAACCTCAAAATGTTAGAGTTTCCAGAGGACAACAACCTCCTAATACTTATCAACAACCTCCTAATACTTATCAACAACCTCCTAATACTTATCAACAACCTCCATCACAAATTCAACAACCTCCATCTCAATCACAAAATGGATTACCCTTTACAAAACTAAGTATTTCTGATGCTATTGGATTAATTACTATAAGATTAGGACGTGTTGAACAATGGATTATTGAAACGGATCATGAAAATGAAGAAAATGATCATTCTTCTAATTTACCAGATGGTTCAAGAATTATTGATAATAGTATACTTACCAATTTTGTAAATAGATTAGATTCTCTTGAGAAGAGAGAAGTTGCACCAGGAAATACTTCCGATGATTTTACAAAATTAGTTGAAGATGTTGGTAAAATGAATGTACATTTAGCAAAAATTGTGGAAGAATCATCAAAACATTCTTTAGTTACTGCCAAACATACAGAGCAATTATTTAGATTTGAAAGAGAGTTTATTGAGACAAAAGATATTTTAAAGACATTTATGTTGAAATATGATCAATTCGCTAATGAAACAAGTGATAAATTTGGAGATTTTGAATATGTTATTTCAGAATTGGAAAAAAATATACTACCTAGTCAACAAGTTGATAATGAAGAGAAATCTAATGAATTGTATAATGAAGAGAATGTGAATGATATCTCTAATGAAGAGAATGTGAATGATATCTCTAATGAAGAGAATGTGAATGAATTATCTAATGAAGAGAATGTGAATGAATTATCTAATGAAGAGAATGTGAATGATATCTCTAATAATCAAATATCTTCTATTATGAGTTTTGATCTAAAAAAACTTGTAAAAAAAGAACTATCTGAATATTAAATATTTTTTATAAATAAAAAAAAAGATATTAAATATAAAGTGTTCTATTATATTTAATATGCAATTCCAGATTAGTGATAAAAGAAAGAAAGAAATTTTTATATCTATTTTTCAAGTATTAAAAAATTGTTCATCTATTATTACATCTACATTTGAAAAAGAATTACTGCATATTCAAGGCATGGATAAATCTCATATTTGTTTATTTGATGTTAAATTAAGTAAAACATGGTTTGATCATTACAATATACCTGAAAAAAAAATTATTTCTTTTGATTCAAATATATTTCATTCTATTATTAGTTTAAAATCAGATAATCAAAGTTTAAATTTTAAAATGGACATAGATAACGAAGATACATTTCATATTGATTTTGTTACAAAAAACAAAGAAGAAGAAAAAGATAAAGATAAAGAAGTTTTGACTCCACCTTTTTTAAAGGTGGAAGAAGAAGTTTTGACTCCACCTTTTTTAAAGGTGGAAAAAGAAAAAATAAATAAAAAAAGTAAAATTAATAAAGAAGATAAACAATTTAAAAAATTTTTTAAAATACCTCTTACTGAAAATGATCATAATGAATTAAACATTCCTACTACAGATTATGACACTGAATTTTCGTTATCTTCAAAACAAATAGATGATATTTTTACTCAGTTGAATCTTTTTGGAAATGATATTATTGTAAATTGTTCTGAAGAAAATATATATTTTACTACTAATGGTGTAACTGGAGAAATGCGTGTTGAAATACCGATTGATGATGTGTCTAGTTATAGTATTTTGGAAGGAGAAGAAATTGTATTGACATATAGTTTAATTTATTTGAATAAAATGTGTATTACTAATAAATTATCAGAAGAAGTTGAATTTTCATTAAGTAATGAATTTCCTATGAAGATTCTATATCCTTTAGGAGAAGACAGTTCAATATCATTTTATATGGCTCCTAAAATTAGTGATGATTAAAAACTATAATATTTTTTATAAGATATAGTTTGCTTCGTTATACTTAATAAAAACTATTATGTTTTTATGTAAAACTATATCATGAAAATATTTTTTGGATTTTTTATTTTTTGTTTAGTATTATTTATTTATTTACATATACAATTTCATTTAAAAACAAGTGAAGACTTGGAAATGTATGAAGTAGAACAACCTTCTAAAAATAAATTAGAAGAAATTTGTGATATTCGGCAACCAGTATTGTTTGATTTTGATTGTGATAAAATTATAGAAACTACAAATAAAAACTATATTTCTAATCAATATCATGCTTTTGAAATTAAAATACGAAACATGAATGATGAAGACCCTAATTCTGAATTATTTATTCCTTTACAAATTAATTCAGCAATAAAATTATTTGAAGAAGATAAGAACTCTAATTATTTTTCAGAAAATAATACTGATTTTTTAGAGGAAACAGGTATTATTAAAAATATGAGATATAATGATGAATTTTTACGACCCTATATGGTATCTAATTGTAATTACGATATTATGATGGGATCTAATAACACATGTACTCCATTTCGTTATGAATTAAATTATAGAAACTATTTTGTTTTAACTCAAGGTAGTGCTCAGATAAAATTAACACCTCCAAATAGTACAAAATATTTGTATCCAAATTATGATTATGAAAATTTTGAATTTAAATCACCAGTAAACCCGTGGTCTCCTCAACCTAAATTTAAAGTAGATTTTAATAAAATTAAGTGTCTTGAGTTTACTTTAACACCTGGTAAAACAATTTTTATACCTGCCTATTGGTGGTATAGTATTAAATTTAATATAAATACTAGTATATCATGTTTTCGTTATAGAACTTATATGAATAATGCGGCTATTTTACCGTATATTGGTATGCATGCTTTACAAATTCAAAATGTTAAAAGAGATGTTGTAAAAAAAGCGAATATATCACAACTAAATCATGAAATTGTGCATCCAGTGGATAATGATACTACAAATGAATTAATTACAAATGAATTAATTACAGATGAATTAATTACAAATGAATTAATTACAAATGAATTAATTACAGATCTAAGTATAGGTACTAGTATTCATGATTTACCTGAAATAAATATTGATTAATAATTGGTTGTTATTTAAAATATTTATATAATACATAATGTTTAGTTTAAGTTCTATTTTGAGTAAAACCAAGAGTAAAAAGAGTACATCTAAAAAGAGTACAAGTAAAAAGAGTACATCTAAAAAGAGTACATCTAAAAAGAGTACATCTAAAAAGAGTAAAACTAAGTCTAAAAAGAGTAAAACTAAGTCTAGTAAGAGTAAAACTAAGTCTAAAAAGAGTAAAACTAAGTCTAGTAAGAGTAAAAAGTCTAAGAAAATGAAGGGTGGATGAAGAGGAGCCCCAAGTGTTAATCCTATATAAAATAATTTATTATTAAAGTATTTTATTGTATGACAGTATATCTTCTTTATTAATATAAGGTATATTTGATAAATAAATTTATTACTATAAATAACAAATATTATTTGATGCACCTTTTATTCCATTAAAATCAACTTTTGCTGCAGACGTGTATGCGCCCATATTATGTAAAAAAATCCAATCTCCTATTTCAAATTCATTTGGAAATTCGCAATCATTCATTGTATCCATTGAATCGCAGGTTGGACCAAATATTTTTATTTGGTTAAATCCTCGCACTTCTTCAATTGTCTCACTATTTGTATCATAATAGTGAGTTAATTTAGGCAATCTCCATTTTTCCCAATTATATACATTTAATTCGTGATATAGCCCATTATCTAGATAAACACCGCGATTTGTTTGTGCAGTTATTTGAACTGCTAAATGATATGATGGTTCTGCATAATATCTACCTAATTCTGAAATAATCGTATATTTTTGCGATAGCTCTTTTGTCCAACCTAATGCTTCTTCTAAATTTGTATCATGTAATAATCCTCCACCTATATCCAATATAGGTTTTTCATCTTTTAGAAGAATTTCTAAATATTTTAATATTGGACCCGCATACCGAATAGCTTTTTCATAAGCATTTTTTCTTGAAAAATCGCCACCCGACCCAATATGGAATGATATACCTTTTATTTTTATATTATGTTTATTTGCGTATTTTATTATTTCAAATCCTTCTTCAATAGTACACCCAAATTTAGTATCAAATTGAACATTTGCATCATATATATTACTTATTAGTCTGATTAATACATCTGTTTTTATTTCATATTCTATTATTTTTTTTAATTCGCATAAATTATCTACAACTTTCACATTTATTTTTGGTAACAACTCAGATAATATATTTTTTTCATGTGGAATAATATGTGGATTTGTATATATTATATTTTTATTGCAATTCATATGGTCTAAAGCTAACTGAAGTTCTCCAACAGATGCAGAATCAAAACCTATATTATTATGTAAAGTTATTTCTGGATTCATAATTGTTTTTATCATTTCATTACAAGGATTTGCTTTAATGGCATAAAATGGCTGAATCCAATGTAAAATAGTATCCCATTTTTTTATTTGTTTTATTAATGCTACTTTATCAAAAAAACAACGTTCGCGTGAAGAAAAATGTAGTTTGTCTTTATTCGTCAAATATAATGAAATAGCTGATTTTTGTAAAAAGATTCGCATTTTTTATATAATCTAATATACTATAAAAAAAAAATTTTATATTATAATTCTGAAAGAATTTTACCATATATTTTGATTAGTTGTTTTTTTATTTTTTTTATTTTTATTTGTTTTTTTATATGTTTTTCTATTTCTTTTTTTCCTTCAAAACACACATATAAATCACAATCTAATTTTTGATTTATGTCATTTATAATTTGGTATTGTTTAGTAAATAGGTTTGTAATCTCATCTTTCTGTTGTTCATTCATTTGTATAATAAAATAAATTTATATATAATTTTTATGCAATTAATTCTTTATGCAATTAATTCCGACATTTTACTATGGATTTTATTTGTTCTAGATATAATTGTTGATACTTCTGTTCTACAACAGGCACAACAAGGTTTTTCTCTATTATCACTTAACAATGTTTTTTTTAGACAATCGTTACAAAATTCATGATTACAACCAAGTGTAATAAAATCTTCTTTTTTATAACTCTCAAAACATATACAACATTCACTTATATTTTCTACACTATTTGTTAATGGTTCAACAATAGATTCTATTTCAAATTTTTTAGGTTCTTCATTTTTTGCATACATATTTTCGGCCATTTGTAAAAATAAATACGCAAAACGTATATCTTCTACAATATCATGAATGTTGTATTGATATTTATATATCTCATAAATATATCGTGTAATTGCATCTTTATAAATTGAAATATCGCGAACATTATTGAATTGGATACGTGTTTTTTTGGCCGCATATGTTTTTAATAAATGTGAATCATTTGTCTCGTATGTTTCAGTTAACCAAACATAAAAGTCTGTTTCTGACATTATTTGACACTTAGTTGCACAATTTAACTCAAAGTCTAACAATCTTTGGTCATTACATACCAATCTATTATGTCCTTCCATTCTACAAAAGGAGCAACGATTTCTTCTTCTTTCAACGTTTTGCATATTATCTTCTTGTTATATTTGTGTATTCTATTTAATGCAAATATTAGTTTTCAATTTTATTTTTCAACCTTTCACTAACGTAGTAAAGGATTGAGTTTACAATATATATTATTGATATAAAGATATAAATACAATTATATGTATCTAATGCTTACTTACAAGATATATATTAATGACCGGAACTATTCATCTTGGGAAGTATTTGATGCAAATACATTTGAAAAAATGGAAAAAATGGAAAAAATGGAAAAAATGGAAGGACTTGAATTTAACCCAATTGAATCTAAATTATTATCAAATGATGTATTTACAATTGATAAAAATAATGAAGTAACTATTATACATTCTACTGTAAGAACAGGTAATGCATTGCCGTGTGTACTTATTTTGGCAGGAAATAAAACATATGGCAGACAAAATAAATTACAAAATGGAAAAACATATTCCAAAAAATCTTCTGAAATATCAGGCGGAAAATTATTATATAAATGCATACCAGATGATATGCGTTTGCCTACATTTTTAGTACCATATGAGTTGAAGAGTCTTGGGTTTTCTAAGGTAGTTAAAAATATGTATGTTACTATTACATTTGATCATTGGAATGATAAACATCCTATGGGAAAGTTGAATAATGTTATTGGAAATGTAGATGTTCTTGATCATTTTTATGAATATCAGTTATATTGCAAAAGTCTTAATGCGTCAATTCAGAAATTTCAAAAAGATACAACTAAAGCACTTGAAGGCAAGTGTCCTTTAGAAATTATTAAGGCAAAGTATCCAGAAATACAAGATCGTACTGATTCAGATTATTGGCATATTATCACAATTGATCCTCCAAAAAGTTTAGATTTTGATGATGGTTTTAGCGTGGTTGATCTAGAAGATGGAATACAGCAGTTAAGTATATACATCTCTAATGTCACCATTTGGATGGATGTTTTAAATTTATGGGAATCATTTTCTAAAAGAATATCTACTATTTATTTACCTGATAAAAAACGACCAATGTTACCAACTATTTTATCTGATTGTCTTTGTAGCTTACAGGAAAATGTTGTAAGGGTTGCTTTTGTTATTGATGTATTTATAAAAGAAGGCGAAATCTTAGATTTGAAATATTCCAGTTGTTTAATTAAAGTTTATAAAAATTATTGCTATGAAGAACCAAAATTACTTGCGGATTCTAGATATCATGTTATTCTAGATGCAGTACGTGAATTGTCAATAAAACATTCATATATTGATAGAATTAGAAATAGTCATGATGTTGTTTGTTATTTAATGATTCTTATGAATTATAATTGTGCGAAAGAATTGATTCAATTTAAAACAGGCGTCTTTCGTTCTACAATTATCAAGAAAAATGTTGATATTCCTACACATGTTCCTGAAGAGACTGCAAAATTTATTAAGATTTTGAATAGTGCATCAGGACAATATATAGATGGTTCTGAAATTGTAAACACACGACATGAATTACTAGATATGGATGCATATATTCATATTACTAGTCCCATAAGGAGACTCGTTGATCTTTTAAATATGATCAAAATTCAACAAGTAATGGGAACAACGAAACTTTCAGAAAATAGTTATTTATTTTATGAAAAATGGGTAAATGATTTAGAATTTATTAATTTAACAATGAGATCTATTAAAAAGGTACAAAATGATTGTACATTGTTGGATTTATGTAACAATAATCCTACTATCATGGAAAAAGAATATGAAGGTTATGTATTTGATAAAATCTCTAGAAATGATGGATTATTTCAATTTATTGTATTTCTACCAGAATTAAAATTAACTTCTAGAATAACTTGTAGAGAGAATTGTGAAAATTTTGAATGTAAAAAATTTACACTATTTTTGTTTCATAATGAAGAAAAATTTAAAAAGAAAATACGTCTTCAAATCCACCTTTAGACCAAAGGTACTGGCGTTGCAAAGGTTCTGCGGATCTAAGAGCCAAAAATAACAAATTTATATTGTCTTATCTATTAAAACTTCCTTTGCGACCTTTTTAATGATTTTTTCTTCTTTTTCAAAATCATTATCACCTGCACCTCCCATTGACTCTATAATAATTGAATTAAATATTTGATCTGATACTTTTGAAGTACTTTTTTTCCATTCTGGATGTAATAATTTAAAATCTTAAATTAAATCTATGTTTTTGTTGGACACTCTTCTAACCATTTTATGCAGTTTTGCTTTATTTTCATCTTCCTTTTCCCATTTGTCTTCGTCTTTGATATACATTTTTTCTCTCTTTTTTATAGAACAGGTCTTAGAGTTACATCTAATGCATTCAGGTTCTTTACAATGATGTTTGAAAT